TTTTTGGCGATAACCCACTTATGCGTTGGTACACCAATAATGTGTATGTTAAAGAAACCGCCAAAGGCAAGGTTTTTGAGAAGAAAGAACAAACACGGCGGAAAACGGATGGTTTTAGCGCATTTACGCATGCATTATACGGAACAGGTTACGATGAGTTTAAAGAACAGCAAAGCACAAGTGGCGATTTTATATTAAAAGACATTGTTTTTTAGGAGTGGTTGCATGGATAAAGAGAATTTATTTGAACAATTAGAAAAGCTTCAAGATGAAAAAGACATAGATAAAATTGCAGACTTAATGTTAGTTATTATTTCAATGTACGGCTTGAAGATGAACGAAGTCGCAGCTTTAAATTTCTACACGATGCAAAAAGCACTGGAATCGAAACATAACGCTGGTTTTATCCAAGAGCACTTTAACTTTGATGTGAAGAAGTTAGGCGTTAGTGGAGTACTGGATATGCAACAAGCGTTGGTTGCTAGTTATTTAGAAGAGGTTAAAAAGTAAAGCGAGGTGTAATAGTGAAAGAATCAGATAATTTACATGTAAAAATGTTTATCCATATGCCCAAATATGCTGTGTATTTACTTTTTGTACTGAAGATTTTCGGTATGAAGGAAACTGCTCGGAAGTTAGTTGGCAGGTACGTAGATATTAACTAGAAAGTGGTGATCGTATGCAGGCGGAAGCAAAGCATACGGTATCTAACTTAATGTAATTAAATATTTAACAGGCTTAGTACCGTCCGCGGTCTAGGCTATTTTTATGCACAAAAACGCGAATCATTACAAATGATGCCGCCGTTGAGGAATCTTGAAAGGGGTGATGAGTATAGGAATTTTAGATTATATTTTCAACCGTAACGTCAAGCCAAATTTAATCAAAGAAATTGAATTGATTGCTGATGACTATAATACAACACTTATGAAACAAAGAGCCGTCGATATTGCTGTCGGACGTGTCGCGCGTAGCTTGGCTATGGTGGAATGGAAAACTGTCGAAAAGAACAAGCTAAAAAAAGGCGATTTATATTATCGCTTAAATGTACATCCTAATCTTAACCAAAATGCAACGGAATTTTGGCAGGAAGTCGTATCGAATTTATTTGAATATCAAGAAGCATTAATCGTTATTACTTCTGATGATCAATTTATTGTTGCGGATGATTTTGAGGTACAAAAATATGTATTGCATGACAACATTTATAAAAAAGTACAAAAAGATAATTTTGTTTTTGAACGAGCATTTTACGAAAGCAAGGTTATTCATTTAACGTATCAAAACCCTAAGTTAAAAACGTTATTTAGGGAATTAGATAAATCTTACGGCGAGCTATTCAACCGATTAGTACAAGTATCCATGCGGACGAATCAACTCCGGGCAACCGCAAAAATAACCGGTAACCTACTTAAAGATAAAGATGCAAGTGAGTATTTGCAAAATTTTGTTGATACGATTTTCAAATCGTTCCGAAAAAATTCGATTGCTGTCGTTCCCACGCAAGACGGTATGGAGTACGAGGAACACTCAAAAGAAACGAACACACGGTCGCAAGTAGATGAATTGAACAAAGTGTCTGACGAGTATTTGAACACCGTGCTTGAAGCGGTTGGTATACACCCCGGGCTTGTACACGGTGAGATGGTTGAAATCACCGATCATCAAAATAACTATATATCAAATGTGATCCAGCCGTTAGTTGAACGTATAGCGGACGAAGTCAATCGCAAATTTTATTACAAGCAAGAATTTTTAGAAGGTACACGATTGAAACCGTCGCTTATCAAGCTTCACTACACAAATGTGTTTGACATTGGAGCAGCCGCTGAAAAAATCGTCGGTTCATCCATTCTAACGCCGAATGAGGCAAGAGAAGCGGCCGGGTATGAACGTATCGATGATCCGTCAATGGACGAATTTTACCAGACTAAAAATATTCAAAAATTGAAAGGTGGTGAAAGTGAGTGAAAAAAATCAATATTAAAGGACCGATTATCTCAAATGATGATAAATGGATTTATGATTTTTTGGGCATGGACAGCACTTCCCCGGATGATGTTGCTAATGAATTTCCAGACGATGCATCAGATGTTGAAATCATTATTAACAGTGGCGGCGGTGATGTGTACGCCGGGAGTGAAATTTACACCGAATTAAGAAGTTATGAGGGCAACGTCACGGTTAAAATCGTTGGTCTTGCTGCAAGTGCTGCTTCGGTTATTGCTATGGCCGGGGACGATGTACAAATTTCCCCGACGGCGCATATTATGATCCATAACGTGTCAAGCATTACCCAAGGCGATCATGAGGAACACGAAAAAAGCACGTCTATTTTAACAAGCCACGATAAGTCAATTGCTAATGCTTATGTGTTTAAAACAGGAAAATCGCAAGATGAACTACTCGGTTTAATGGACGATGAAACATGGATGGACGCAGATATGGCGGTTGAAAACGGCTTTGCTGACGAAGTTATGTTCCAAGAAGACTCAACACCACAATTGGTTGCTTCGGCCCAAACGCCAGTATTGCCCAAAGAAGCCGTCGATAAGTTACGTGCTTTTAACCAACAATCAAATAACGAAGAAGTTGGTACAGAAAAGATTGAAACTATCGTTAATCAAGCAGTTGACAATGCAATGAGTGAGTATGTGGCCGGATTAAATGAAGAACAAGATGAACCCAAAGATGAAGAACCTAGAAATAAAGAAACATTTTTAAATAATTTAACGAAAAACTTTAGTCAAATACAAAAAGGAGAGAATTAAATGACGATTAAATTAGGAGATCAAGTCGAAAAAGATTTGCAAGCGGCAACACAAGAAATGTATGACTCTTTAGGCACAAACGATGAGGAACAACAGAAAGAGGCTTTTGAAAATTATTCTGTTACATTGGCCGAGTCAATGAAAAACAGTATGAAAAAAGAAGTTTCACAGTTTGAAAACGGACGTATGGACGATGACATCATGGCCAAACGTGCTAATCGTTTCAACTTAACTTCAGGCGAGAAGAAATTCTTCAATGAAGCGGTGGAAAAACAAACGGTAGAAGGCTTAGATGAAGTATTTCCAAAGACAATCATCGAAACAATTATGGATGACCTATCGGAAGAACACCCGGTATTATCGGCCATTGACACACGATATACGGAAGCAGCTATCAAGTATATTTACTCTGATCATGCTGAAGCAACTGCTTTCTGGTCTGAAATTCCAGCTGATATTCGTCAAATCTTGATTGGATCATTCAAATCATTAGACATGAACGTTGCCAAGTTGTCCGGTTTCATCGCTTTGCCAAAAGGTTACTTTGAATTAGGACCGAACTGGTTAGCACAATATGTAACAACATTCTTGCGTGAAGTTATGTCTGCAACGTTAGAAGATGCCGTGGTGAATGGCGATGGCGATTTAAAACCAATCGGTATGATGCGTAAATTATCTGGTGCCGTTGACGGTGTTTATCCAGAAAAAGATACAACAGCAATTACCGAACTAACGCCGCAAGCATTAGGTGGTGCGCGCGCACTATTAGCACAAGAAGAAATGCTTAATGGTCAAATCTCATTTGTGGTTAATCCAGTTACGTATGAAACAAAAATTAGCCCGAATCTATTCTTCCAAAACCAAGTCAATGGATCATGGACAAAATTACCATTGCCAAACGGCGAACAAGTTGTTCAATCATACGCTGTTCCGGAGGGGCGCGCTGTGTTAGGAAACTTGAATAATTACCTATTAGCTGTTGCTGGGGATGTAGATATTCAAGAGTATGATCAAACGCTCGCGATTGAAGATATGGACTTGTTCATTGCGAAAATGTTTAGCAATGGTTTAGCTAAGAACCCGAATGCGTTTGTTGTATTAGACGTTTCTGGCATTGAAGGGGTAACAGTACCAGACGCTGATCCAGAAGCAGACGTGACAGGTCAAAACACCATTGATCCACGCGATGAATCAGCAGACGGTACAGAAACGGACCCAGAAGCTTAAGGAGGCTAACAATGGAAAAATATCCAATTGAAAGCGGGTTTTATGATACCCAAGACAAACTAAAGACGGGGGAGCATAAAAGAGGACGTCACTACACAGTTGATGGGGAGTACGATGTATACCCAGCAACTAAACGTGAGATTGACCCCGACCGGTTGAAGTTTTTACAAGAGAAAGGCTTTGTTGGCGACGAGCCAATTGAATAATAGTGAGGTGGTGTTATGAAACCAATCACTGGCGACATTTTAGAGGAATTTAAATCAACGTATGTAAAACAAACGGGGCTAGGTATCGAAAGTGATTACGAGCTTAAAAAGATACTTTCAAACGCCTATCAATACATTGTTGACCGCACAGGAAAATTTGATATATCAAAAGATAAAACAGGAAAAATGCTGGTGTTTGACCGTGCACGATATGTGCGCGCCAACGCAAGCGAACTATTTTATCAAAACTTTTTGCCCGATTTAAATGCTTTTAGCTTGAAACTAGGAATGGAGCGTGAAGCGGATGATACACAAACAGATTCGCAATAGACGCATCCAAAAAGCATATAATGACGGAAAAATAACTATTGTTGAAAAAGAAGATAAAACTGATGACTTTGGAACACCAATACCCGGAGAGCCTATTCTTAAAGGATTAGGGTCTTATTTTTTTAGGATAAAAGGTATCCACAGTCAAGATAAAATCGAATTTGGTAATCAAGGCATCGAAGTCGAAAAAGAGGTCGTTATTCCAATCAATTATTATATTAACTCTGGAATGACGGCCTTGTTAAATGATGATGATTCCGTACTTTATGACATTGTTAAAACCTATCCAGATGTGAACAATGATGAATTAGAGATTCTGTTAGCAAGAGAGGGGGGGCAATATGACTCTTAAAAATAAAATTAATGAATTTTTAAAAGAAACAGATTATACCCACTTTTACGGCAGAGGATCTTCTAATTCTTTTCCTTATGTCCGTTACACGCTTGGTGATAACTTTACAAAACGCCTTAGTAACAAAAAAGGGCCGCGTAACATCTGGTATCAACTAGATGTGTTTAATAACCGGCCGTTTGATGTGCAAGGGTCAGAAATGCTGACAACGATCGAGGAAGGCCTTGAAGAACGGGACTTGTTTACGACGGATTGGATTGAAGCGATCGATGATGATAACACAACAACTTATCCTATCTATCACTACTTTATTGAGGTGAGAGAATGAGGCCACAAGGTGAAGTTATTGGTGATAATAGCGTAGATGCTGATATTGATAAAGCGGTTCGTGCGGCCGATTTGTTGCCTGAGACGATGGATAGCGGGGCGGATACAATTGTTAATAAAGCGAAATCAATTGCAAAGGCTAAAGGACTACACAAGACAGGCGCCGGTGTAGAAGGAATTGTTTATGAAAGAGAAAACGACGATCGATTGATCGGTTGGGCGCCAAGACCTAATTTCCATTTGTACTTCCATGAAATTGGAACATACAAAGACTATCCACGTCCGCACGTAAGACCCGCAGCTGATCAAACAGAAGAACAAGTAATAAGAGATATTGAAAACGATCTATTAGGCGACCTATAAACGGGTCGCTATTTTAATACAAAAAAAGGAGAGAAATAAAACATGGCCGAAAGAGAAAGAGTAAAACGAGGTTTAATGACAGGCTTGGGTGATGGCTATTTTCAAAAGATGACAGAGGAAGACACAGCAACGACGGCGCCGGTATATGACATTGAAACAGGCGTACAGATTGTTCCGTCGCTAGAGTCGGCAGAAACAGAAATGACGTTTGACTCAAGTCCGCAATATTTATCAAACAAAAAACACTCTGACTTAGGTAAACTGTCAGATGTCACCATTACTTTAAACGCCGGATACTTCCCAGAAGGCTTTGCAGAATGGGCAACAGGGGCAGAAAAGATTGGACCTGGAGCATACGCTTATAATGATAACCCAATCCGTAAATTTTTCCGCTTTGCATTCCCGGCAACTGACGAAGATGGTAGGTTAGTTATTTATAACTTCCCGAAATGTCAATTGGAACCGGTAGAGATAAGCTCATCAACGGAAACAGACACCAAAGAAGCGCAAATTACAGCATTTAATATCGTTGGTAATGCGTTAGTGTACAGAGGAGCGGAAGATATCTCTGGCGCAGGTAGTAACATTTATCTCAAAGTCGATACCCGCGAAGAGGACGCACAAGACTACTATGACACGGACGCATTACTTGAAGATGGTTGGTATGACGTCGAAACGTTAGAAGCAGCCGCGGTAGGCAATGGCGATGACGGAACTGACCCGGAAGCTTAATTGATAATGAGGGGCCCTTCGTGGCTCCTTTTTTATTTTAAACAATATGGAGGAATGAAGATGAGTAAAGTTTTTAAGAATACATTGAAATCATTTAAATCTGATATTACTGGTGAAGAAAAAGAATACAAAGTAAATAATGCTGTCTGGCTATTTATGGAGAGCTTATTTGATATGGGTCAAAGTGAATTCGATGAAGAATTACAAGGCAATGAAAACATAGCAATGGCTAAGTTTGTAACGGCAGTATTAAAAGCAAACGAACTGGATGTAACGTACGAAGAAGTTGCAAAAAATACTGATCCCAAAGGAGTCATTAAATTTTACAGTGATTTTTTCGATATTGCCTTCGGGGAGAAGGAAACCCCGAAAGAGAGAGTGGAGACAGCGAAAAAGACCAAGAAAGAGACTTCGAAATAGATTGGGATTATCTTTACACGATGTCACGCATGCATTTTAATATGTCGCGCAATGAATTTTTGTATGAACACGACGTGATCGGCATATCGTCCATGATAAGCAAATTACTCGAAGGACAAAACAAAAATAATAATGAAGAAAAATACGGAGAAGTACCAGCAACAGATTTCTTATGATCTAGGAGGTGAGTAAGTGGCTGAATTAAGGAGAATGGGTGTCCGCTTGACAGCGGAAGGCGTTAGTCAATATAAAGACGATCTACGTTCTGCTGGACGTGAAGCACGACAAATGAGCCAAGAAACACGTTTAGCAATGGCGGAACTTGGCAACGGAGCATCATCAACCAGAAAGTTAACCACTCGATTAAAAGGCTTGGGCGAACAATATAAAGTCCAAAAAAACCGAGTGAGTCTATTAACAAATTCGCAAAAAGAGTTTCAGACAAGTTTGAATTTGGTTGAGCGCGAAATAAGCGGCACAAACAAAGAATTAAAAGCATCACAAAAAGAAACAAACCGTTTAGAAAATAATTATCGGAAAATGGGAGAAGCCCTTGGCTGGAATGCAGACGAAACCAAAGAAGCCAAAAGGGAATGGGAAGCTTCTAAAGAGGAAACAAAAGAACTTGCAACCTCATTAAACGATTTAGAAAAAGAATCCAACCAATACACTAAAGAATTAGAAAAAATGCCCGGAAAGATTAATAGTGCAAAAATATCCATGCAAGAAAAAGCCAATGCAATGGAACGCTTGCGTGAAGAATATATCAGAAACGGTGGGGCATTAGGTGACTACGCAGACCGAATCGAAGATACTAGCCAAAGAGTCCGTACCTTTTCAGAAGGCATGGCTGACGTCGGCGATTCGTTGACGGCGGGGGTTACTGTTCCTATCGTCGCTGGAGTTGCTGCAACAGTTAAAGCAGCAAGCGATTGGGAAACAGCTTTTGCTGGCACGCGAAAGACAGTTGATGAAGTTGTTGATGCAAACGGGAACGTGGTCTATTCTTACGAGCAATTAGAGGGTGAATTACGTGACCTTTCTAAGCAGCTGCCCGCAACGCACAGCGAAATAGCTGGTGTGGCCGAAACAGCTGGTCAACTAGGAATTGAAACAGAAAACGTAACTTCGTTTACTCGCACCATGATTGATATGGGTGAGGCGACTAACTTATCGGCAGACGAGGCAGCGACCTCGTTAGCACGTTTAGCAAATATTACAGGCATGCCACAGACTGAATTTGATCGGTTGGGTAGCTCAATTGTTGACCTTGGAAATAACTTTGCAACGACAGAAGCCGAAATCACTCAAATGGGATTGCGTCTTGCAGGTACAGGTAATCAAATTGGTATGACGGAATCGGATATTATGGGGCTAGCCGCTGCCATGAGCTCCGTTGGTATTCAAGCTGAAGCCGGCGGTACAGCTATGTCAACAACACTCAAAAACATGCAGAATGCTGTGGCTGATGGGTCAGAAGAGCTGGAGCTTTTCGCTGAGGTTTCGCGGATGTCGGCAAGCGAATTTGCTGACGCCTTTGAAGAAGATCCTGCCAGAGCCTTGCAAGCCTTTGTGGAAGGGCTTGAACAGTCATCTGACGAAGGGGAAAACCTAAACTCCATTTTGGGTGATTTAGGAATTACTGGTATTCGCGAAGCTGATACCTTGCTTCGTTTAGCTGGTAACAGTGAACTGTTAGGTGAAGCTTTAGATCAGTCAAGCGGTGCTTGGGAAGAAAACTCGGCTTTAGCCGAAGAAGCACAAACACGTTACGAAACATTAGAATCGCAATTAGGCATACTCAGAAACGAAGTTATGGATATTGCCATTGAATTCGGTGGGCCGTTTGTAGAAGCTCTAAGAGACGGCATACAAGCCGCGCGTCCAATGTTAGATACCTTATCTGACATGGCGCAAGGGTTTAGTGATTTAGACGAAGAACAACAACAAACAATTATTAAATTAATCGGCATAACGGCAGCTGCTGGCCCTGCTTTAAGTATTTTAGGACGTGTTGGCCAAGGTGCTGCGACAGCCGGTGATGGTTTAGCTTGGTTGGTCCGGAAAGTTGGTGGCTTACAAGCTTCCGCTGAAACGGCTAACCCTGTTGTGTCCGAAGCTGGAGATGTTATTGAAGGCGTAGGTACAACGGCGGCAACAGCTGGTGGTACAAAAGGTGTCGGTAGTTTAGTTACTGCATTAGGTACTAGCTTACCATGGGCACTTGGTATTGCCGCAGCCGCTGCTGGCGGTTGGGCAGTCTGGGAGCTTTGGGGTGAAGAAGCTTGGGAAGCTTCGCAACGTACGAAACGTTGGGGAACTGACGTTAGCGAAGAAACGGATAAAGTATTAACGGACATGTCCGAAGCCACCTCAGAAATAGGCGAACAATACCACGGCATGAGCATTGGAATTGAAGAAGATACAGACAGTATGGCCGAAAGCTTCACAGCACTTGGTGATACTGTTAGAACAGAATTAACTGAACGTATTGAAGAATTCGGGCAGATATCAGAAGAATATTCTGACATTTTAAGCGATAACACTAAAGAAATGTTAGAAAATGAACAACAAGGAATACAAGAATCTCTTGATGCGATAAACGGATATGTTGAAAGGGCTAGTGAGATACGAAAGAAAGAGTCCGAGAGCAGCGTTGATATGAGCGCTGAAACAGCCCAACAATTGGCTGATTTATCTAAAGCAACAGCCGAAGAATATATAAAAACGTTGGGCGGAACACAAGAAGAACAAGAACGCATACTCTCCGCTTTAACTGGTGATATTGATAATGCAACCCAAGAGCAAGCAAGAACTTGGGCTCAGTCTTTAGGAGAGCAACGTCAAGAGTTAGTCTTACATTCTCAAGAAATTGAACAAGTAGCCGAAGAAGTTATTGAGAATTTAGAACTAGATCCTGATGGTGAACTTGCAAATCAGATTCGTCAAGACTTCGAAGGGATCAACCAAGAAACAATTAATGGTTTAGATGCCCAGTTAGCAGCGATCGCTGAAAAATATCCAGAAATAGCGGATGAAATTATATTTGCTAACGGGGAAATTGCTAGCGAGTCAACAAAAGTTGGCGATGCCGTGGCCGATGCTAACCAGAAGATAATTGACAACGGTAGAATCATGAGTAATGCACTCCGAGAAAGTGCACTAGAAACAGCAGAGAGTCAGTCTTGGATGGCCGATGAAGCCACAAGCGGTGCCGAAACATGGAACAATTTAGTTTACGAGGCGAAACAAGGGGATTTCGAAACAGATTTACCCGAACTTGTTAACGAAGCCGCTGAAGATTCAGTAACTTGGAACAATTTAAGATTCCAACTTCATGATGCAAACTTAAATTCTAACGCCAAGCAAATCATTGGTGAAGCAGCAATTACCAATGGTTGGTGGGATGGAATGGCTTGGGAAGATAAAGAAATTGTTTTACAAGATGAATTTTCTATCTCTATCTATGAAGCGCTCGAACGTTCCGGCGAATGGCAAGAAATGGAACTTGAAGAAAAAACAGCCGTTATGTACTCAAACACGCCAGAAAAGATGACGGAAACGTTGGCTTATCTTGGTTTGTGGGATGAGTACGAAACTGAAATTAAAGAAGTCAACGCTGATAATTATGACTTTATAAATACGATTCGTGAATCAGAAGAGATGATGAACGTTTGGCAAGCAATCGATCCAGAAACAAAAGAATTATTAGGTGAGAACTATGACCTAATGACTAAAATCTTTGAATCAGAAGAACGATTTAACCGATTTAAAGAAATGCCTGATGAAGAAAAGAAATTATTAGCAGAAAACACAGACTTACTAAATGTTATAACGCAATCTCAAGGAGTATATGACCGCTGGACGAGTTTGCCGGATGATACTAAAGAATTAATTGCTGATAATACTGATTTGTTATCAACAATTATTAGCTCAGAAGATTCTTATAATCGCTGGGTAAATCTGCCTAATGACGAGAAAAAGTTGCTTGGTGACAATCTCAATCTATTATCTACAATACTCTATTCTGAAGAAGAGTATAATCGTTGGCGCGAATTACCTGATGAAGAGAAAATATTAAAAGCTACAACTCGAACAAATGCGCCGGTTACTGAAGAATATCTAAACCAAGCTGCAGAGGCTGCTGGCTTTTTAGACCAGCAAGCGCCGAATGTACCTACAAGTACTGATGCTTTAACCACAGACCAATATCTACAAACAGCAATAAGCTCATCAGATTTATTGGGAAGTAAATCGCCATACATTCCGACTAGTACGAATGCTTTAGATACTGGTAGCCAGATGGACTCCGCTTCCGGGTCGGCAGACACTTTAAACAGTAAAAGTCCTTATATACCTACAAGTACTAATGCCTTGAATACCGGGGGGGAAATAGATTCGGCGTCAGGTTCGGCTGATACTTTAAACAGAAAGAGCCCTTATATTCCAACGAGCACCAATGCAAATAGTACCAAAGGAGAAATGGACACAGCGTCTAGTTCCGCAAATACACTAGATAGTAAGTCGCCTTATATTGGCACTAGTACAAATGCCGCTAGTACAGAACGAGCTATTTCTAATGCTGGTAATGAAGCCGCTTCGTGGGACGGTTTCACATCTTGGATTAGCGTCGGGATCAATCGAATTGGCGACTGGACAGGCCTATGGTCAACTGGTACGCAATCATTGCCTAAAACAGGTTTTTCTGTGCTTGGTGACGGCGGACGTCGTGAGCCTTACTTAACGCCACAAGGGCACTTTGGTGTGTCTGGTAACAATAACGAATTGCACCACTTACCAAAAGGCACACGCATTTGGCCAAGTAGGCAATCGTTCAGAACGTCTGCACGGAACAATGATTATTTAAAACAATACCTTGATCACATTCCGAAATTCGCAAAAGGTGGTACAATCCAAAACCCTTACGACGGCTACACCGGATTAGTTGGAGAAGCCGGGCCAGAAATATTCCAAATCGCGCAAGGGAAAGTAAGTATTACACCAATTTCACAAAATCAACGCACACAAGCGTTAGCGGGTAATCAAGTCGATATGACCGAGACAAACAATTTATTAGCAACACTTATTGATTTAATTGCACAAGGACAGGTTATACAGATGGATAAAAAAGAAGTGGGAAGAACTATATATGATGAAGTTGATAGTATTATGAATCGAAATTATAATCGCCGAGACGTTATGAGTGTTAAAGGAGGTGGTTCGAATTGATAGAAACTAACCAATTGATTGTTGATGGCTGGTCAACAGCTGATTTTTCATTCCCGGTTTTTGTCGAAGAAAATGATGGTTTTCAATATCCCAAAAAGAAAAATCGTTTGATTGAAACAGATTATGCAACCGGAGCAATCAAAGACGAAATTAAAGCGTGGCCGTCCATCTCTAAAGATTATGTGTTGTATTGTCCTACCGCCACATTAAAAGATATGCGAGAAATTAAACGTTGGGCGAAAGACACTGGCAACCTCAGGGCAAGTGATGAACCCGATGTTTATTATGAAATATTAGATGTAGCAATCGATAAGACAAAAATTGATGACATTTCTGGTTACAGGATATCGTTGCATTTTACGACGCAACCTTTTGGATTCGAGCTAAATCCAGACAAGCTGACTTTAAAAAATGGGGACACTTTTTTTAACAGAACAAACGCCCCAATGTATCCTCGAATCAAAGTCGTTGGCAATAGCCAAGACGAAACCAGAATCACTATTGGCGAACAAACAATACGACTTAAAGAGATAAACAACAGTTTGACAATTGAGTGTAAATACCTGGAACAGGATGTGCTTGATAGCAATGGCAATAGAGCGAATTCTATTATGTACGGAGAGTTTTTTGAAGTACCCAAAGATTCTGAGAATGAAGTGGTATTGAGTGCGGGGATCGATTATATCGAAATGTTAGGGCGGTGGGCTTGGTTATGATTTATTTGTACGACGAAGATCAAACAGATTTTAGATATAATGGCCGACCATTGCCTAAGGCATACGAAGTTATTACTCGAAACTTCATTAATGAAGAATTTTACGTAACTTTTAAACACCCTATTGACAATAAAGACGTTTATAAAGAAATAACAGAGGATTTAATTATAAAAGCCCATACACCAAATGGTATGCAACCTTTCCGCCTTTTAGAGCCGCATAAAGAAGGGGGGTACGTTGAGTTTGAAGCTTGGCCATTGTTGTTCGCGGATTTAAGAAATAAATTAGTTAAACCACTTGAATTAAACCAAGTGAATTTACAACTTGCCCTTAATGCCTTTAAAGATAATTTGTTACAAGATGTGCCTTTTGAATTTTATACGAATATTACCGAGTTGCGTGACTATCATACGCAAGACGTCAATGAAAAAGAAAATAACCCGAATCAACTGTATGACGCTTTAGAAGTATTAAAAGCTATTATCAACCGCTGGCAAGGGGAATTAGATATAGACGGTTACTCTATAAGGATAGCTGACCGTATAGGCGTAGATAAAGATGCTTTGGTTTACGAAAAAAAGAACATCAATGAATACGTCGAAGATAGATCGATCAAAGGCATTGTGACTCGCGTCCATGGGAAATCTGACTGGACAGAACGCTCTGAAGATGGCGGAGAAGATATTGAACACTCAATCCAGGCAACAGTTGATAGCTCTCTTATTGATGAATACAGTGGGGGTATTGTTTTTGAAGCGCAATACACTAATAACAATATTCGCACACAAGAAGAAATGGAAAATTGGCTAAAATTAAAATTTACAACTGAAAACATCGATAAGCCTACCCGAAGCATTGAACTAGATACCAATATCATTGGCGACGAAGAAATTCACCAAGGAGACGGCTTAGTCCTTAAATATTTAAAACACGACGTTGACATGGAAGTCCGAGCAATGGGATACGAATATGATGGCTTTAAAGATCGGTACAGAAAGATATTCCTTGGTGATGTAAAAGATAGTTTCACCATTACTGTTAATAATGAAAACAGAGATGCAACTGAAGATTTAGAGCGTCAAATAAACACTGTCCAAACACATGCCAATGGAAAAAATCGTATTTTCAGAGGACCTGACAAACCAGAAAATGGACTCCGGAGCGGCGATTTGTGGTATAAACCCGTTGGCGATGGAGAAATGGAAGTACGTATATACGACGGGACCACTTGGGGAGAACCGGTTATCTTCACCGGCATGAATGCCGAAACCAAAAAAGCCATTAAAGAAGCCGAAGAAGAAGTCGAGAAGGTCAACGAAAAAGCCCAAGGAACAATCGACGACATCAACGAAGTCGTTGAGGATAATGGTGCTACAAGTCTCAAAGACTTATTCGCTAGAAAATTATCAACTGATGATTTTGGCACGATGTTTTACCAGCAATCGGATGCTATCGGATTGACTTATGAAGAAGATGGCCAAACAAAAGCGATTATCGTTATTGAA